ATTTACAGAATAATAAAAAAATGAATTCCATTTGTATATGTTTATACGTGGTGGCTTCAATTACCTATAGTTAAACGTCAAGATATTAAACCATTTTTTAAGCAAATTCACTATGAAAAAGTTGATTGTTGGTACATGTTTGATTACATGATGTATAATTATTTTTTGATTTTAAATAGAGGATTTAAAATAATAAATATTACACCATTTACTGGAATAGAAGGTTGATCTGACGAATTTAGTTTTGATGATTTTTCAAAATTTGAAAAATTAAAAAATTTAGGATTTGAATTTATTTGGGTTAATAAAAAACTTTATCAAGAACATGAAAATTATTTTAAAGGAGAAAATACACTAATGATTTATCATACTGATCGGTTTAATTAAATATAAATTTATAAATAAAAATGTGCAAAATTTTTTTATGCATGTCTGTAATTCCTTCTAGAGTTTTGGACCCGCTCTTTTGGGATAATTTAAATCATTTAAAGAATCAAGAGGAAAAATTTGAAACTTTGTTTATTTCGATTCCAAAAAGTTATAACCGATTTCCTAATGAATTTGTTGATTATAATTTATTTGAAAAATATGATTGGATAACGTTAATTACATTAGATAAAGATTATGGTCCTGCTTCCAAGTTTATAGGTCCATTACTTGAAAAGGATTTTTTAAGAGATGGTATTTTAATCATAATAGATGATGATAGAAAATACAGCAGTAAAATGGTTGGGTTGTATAAAAATTTTTTTGAAACTCATAAAGATATAAATGTAGCAACCGGAAACCGTGAATTATATTTTAATACATTCATGTATCAATGTATGGAACCTAAATTTTTAGATATTAGAGAATGCAAATCAAAATATGTTTCTGGATTTATGAGCTTTGCTTTACATTGTCGGTTTGACTGGTCAAAATTAATGGATTATACATTTCTTGTTTTGGAAAAATTTCCTGTAGCTTTTTTTCATGATGAAGGAATTTTACTTAACTATTTTCGATGTTTTGATATAAAAGTCTATAATATTAATTTTAAAATGATTGAATTTGTCGATAAAGAAATGATCAATGCATTATGTGAATCTAATTTACATTTGAGAATACCTTTTGAATGGGACTGTTTGAAATGGACTGTAGATTATTATAAAATTAAACAACCTTTTATTTCTAACTGTAAATTGCGAAAAAAAATTTTATTAGGATCTTAAAATAATTTTTATTTATATTTATAATAAAAAATGGTAGACCTAAAAAATATCTATAAGCACCTTAATCAAACATTGCACGCTGAAGATGATTATATAGTAAAATATTGTAAATCTAGTAATTGTATTATTGTAAAAAAAAATGAGGACCGTGTAAAAATCATTTTTGATGATGAAGGAAATCCTGAAATTTCTTATAATCCTGAAAATGAGAATTTGGCAGAACATGTAAATGAAATTTTAAACAATATTTTACAGGAATTACGAGACAACGACGACGACGACCAACAACAACAAGTTCAACAGCAACAACAACAACAACAACAACAACAACAACAACAACAACAACAACAGCAACAACAACAACAGCAACAACAACAACAAGGCAAACTAGATGAACTAGAAAAATTACTAAAAAATTATAAAATGAAAAAAAAATCAATTACATTGACTAAAAAGCCTTGTAAATCTAAAAAGCTAAAATTTGACAAGGAGGAAAAATTGATTGAACAATTAAGCACTTTAGTTAATAATGAAAATAAATTTTTAAGTCAAATTAATCCGGCAACAAGCTCCACTGAGATACAAGCATTGATGAAATCTATTGCTATTAGTCACAAAAAATATAAAGAAAAATATGATAGTTATTCAAACTTATTACAACGCACCAATTGGGCATCCTCTAAACTTTCTACAATCTTGAAAGATTTTGAGGGAATTGGTAAAAAGTACACCTCCTTGTATAAATTTCTTAATAAACAAGCATTACAACAGCAACACTCTGAGAATTTTATTGCACTGAAAAACAAATTAAATGAATTGGAGAAAGAAATACCAGAAAACTTTGGTCAAAAAATTAAAAAAGTAAGTGAAAAACTAGCTTCTGAAACAATTACTCAAGATGAGCTGGAAAATTTAGTAGAATACTTTCAAAAGCAACAACAAAGATCTCAAATAATATTGAGCCTTAAAGATCAATTTGAACAATTGACAAGCTTGATTAAAAATTCAAGTCAAGAATTAAACCCAAGTCAAAGTGTGGAACTTTTACATGAAATTGAAAAGTATATTCCATTATTTGCAATGCATATTAGTAACATGCAATCTATAAGAAAAATTTTACAACAAACAGAATCCCAACAACATTTAAAATTAAAAGCATTGGAACAAATTCAATCAAAATTAACTCAATTAAGAGTCAAATCTAATTGGCAAGGTAAAAGTATGCCAAATCATATGGTGGAATTAATTGCAGCTTTTAATGAAAAACTTTTAAAAAAAGATAGTTGTTCTTTTTCAAACGTTACCAAAAAATTACAACAGGATGTTAAGCGTAGAGGAGAATTGGAGTCCTTACTTGGTTCATTAAGTGAATTGGTAAAACAAGTAGACTGGGATTCAATGGATGAGAAAAAAAGCAAAATATATAGTCAATACCAAAATGCAAAAGATTATATTAACAGATTTGATATCTATGAATCACAGAAAATGCGTCTTAAAAATTTTATAGAAACAGAATTGGAAAAATTAATTACAAAAATTAAAACTTCTATATATTATGGATATTATGAAGCATTTAATAAAGGTAATAGAGATCCAAAGTTTCTCGAAAATTTTAATAAAGTTATATTAAATGACGAAATAGAAATTTCCAAAGGAATAAATAAATTTACGTCTTTTATGGACAGACAATTACCTCTAAGCTTTCAAATCAATCACTACATTGCACAACTACAGGCTCACTTGCATGAACTATCTATCACTAAATCATTTTTAGAAAAACTCTCTAGTTCTAAACCTTCAATTAGTCACTTGGTGAAAGCACACCAAGCAACTAGAAACATTCGTAAATTAGAAAGAACTGGTGAAGCTAAAAAAGATTGGAGATATTATTTAAAACATCCAACTCAATTGTTTTCTTTTACCAAAAAAAAAAATAAAGATCAATCAATTCCTGGAGGAGGAGATAATTATAAAAAATTAATGGCTCAAAAACTCAAAAGACAAATGGAGTTAAAACTTGGAAAAGGAACAACAACAAGAGAGCCATTATCACCAACGCCTTTTAATACAAATCCTTTTTCTTCATTTCCTACAAATTCCTTTCCTCCAACCTATACTCCTCCTTCAACACCTACTCGACCTGTTTTCCCCGATTCATTTCCAAATCCATCAGTAGGACCTTCAACAGTAGGACCTCCAACAGTAAGACCACAAAGTAATCCATTTCAACCAAATTCACTAGTAACTCCTCCACCAAATCCAACAGTAGGACCTCCAACAGTAAGACAAGAATCTAATCCAACAGTAACTCCTCCAACAGTAAGACCACCATCTAATTCAACAGTAACTCCTCCATCTAAGCCACCAGTCACAACTCAACCAAATTCAACAGTAGGACCTCCATCAGTAAGACCTAAAATACCAGTCACAACTCAACCAAATTCAACAGTAGGACCTCCATCAGTAAGACCTCAATCTAAACCAGTCACAACTCAACCAAATTCAACAGTAACTCCTCCATCTAAACCACCAGTAAGAATTCAATCTAAAACCGTTACTACCACAATAGTCCCACAAAAACTACAACAGCAACAACAACAACAGCAACAACAGCAACAACAGCAACAACAACAACAGCAACAACAACAACAAAAAGACATTACCCAAACTGAAAAACCACCAACAATTAGTGAAATGAGAGTTATCATTCAACAATTAAATAAATTAGGAAAAAGTTCTTGTGAATCCAAGTTGACTGAAAAAGATTTAAAATATTTGTTAACAAGCAATAAGACTGAATATAAATGTTGTAATAAAAGAAGCCAACTTTGTAAACTAGTGGATGATAATTTTTTTCCTAAAAAACAAAATCAACCTAATCCTTCTTATATTAAAACCGATCCAAGTTTATTTTCAGTTTCTCAGCTAGATAAAAAAATAAAAGCATTACCACCTCAAAGACCAGGATATTATCCAAAAGAAGATTATTATGAATATCAAGTAGCAAGAATGTTGAATGACATTAAAACGGCCCCATTTGATGCTAGTAAAAATTATTTTGGTATTCAAACCGATCCTAAAATTAAAAAAAGTTTAACTAAAGATGCGATTGCTTATGCTCTTGTTAATGATTATCCTTTAGATAATTATAAAAGCCTTTTAGAATCAAGAGATTATCCATTTCAAGAATCTCAAAAAGAACAAATTATTAAAACTGTTATTCCACAGAAAAAACAAGCCGTTAAAACTATTTTATACAAAAATCAAGAACAAATAAAAAAGCTTATTAAATAAATTGTCCTGGTTTTACAAATTTTTAATCTTTTAAAAATTTTAATTACCTTGTCCAAAATTAACTCGTAGTTTCGATTGCAAAAGTTGATTTTTTTTGATTAACAAAAAATTTAGAAAAATTGACAATTTTTTAATAAATTGTCTAGATAGAAAAACTTTAGTTTGATGACAGCTGTCAATCCAATGGAAAAATGTGCAATGTATATAACTAAAATACGATCTAATGGATTTTTAAATTATTTCTTAATCCAATTTACAATGCCATTTAATTTATGTGAAATTACAAAACCAGAAGAAAATCATCTCTGGGATAATGATGGCACAAACTTTAAGATTGTAAAAGGTTTACATTGGTCTACAATTTCCAATTCTCTTATTGCAGATGAAAACCTTGAAAATGTTGCTCTTAAAGATCAAATAGAAGAAATGACATTTTTGACTTTTTTTTGTCAAAATTATGCCATTCCACTTAATTTTAAAAATGTTCAAAAATATATTCAAATTACGAGAGATGAATTTAAAAATGCGTGGTTTATTGATAAGAATCGGCAAATAATTTATTTTAAATTTCGTCAAATGTGTGGTGAAGGTTCTGTAAAAAGAACTTATTTTGGTTGGAATATTACAGAAAATACTCCTGTAGCAGTATATCAAATTAATCTTATACAGCACCAAAAGGAATTAAAAAGATGTTTAAATGAAAAACGTATCGCAGAAATTAAGAAAAGTCCATATTTATTAACTATTCATTATTCTGTATGCCATCGTGATACTAAAAAAGCATTTATGATTGCAGATTTTTGTCAACACAATGTAAAACAAATGATTCAAGATTCTTATCCTTGGAGTATTGATGATTTGAAAATTTTTAGTAGGCACATTTTAATGGGTTTAAAAGTTTTACATGATATGGGAATCATTCATCGTGATGTTAAACCTTCCAATATTATATTTGATGATCAAGAAAATATTTATAAATTAATTGATTTTGGAGTGGCTACCAAATATTCCTCCAATGCGAATTTAAACAAAATTGAAACCATCAACCAATGTGATGGAGAAGGTCTTTCTTTAGTAGGAACCCCAGGTTATATATCTCCAGAAATGTATGATTGTATGTATTCTCTTAACAAAATGAATTATAGTGCCAATGTGGATGTTTTTTCTTTTGGAATCACGTTATTAGAAATGTATTTAAAAGAACGGGCTTTTTCTAAAGATTTTTTAAACTTACCTCAGGCAGTAAAAAAAGATTTATCAGAGAGAGAATCCAATTTTAATACTATTTTAAATCATGATAATATTTTTTTACAAGAGTCATTTCAAAAAGTTTGTGAACTCATCAAATCAAAAAAATTAGAGTCTTTAAAAAGCGAAATTCAAGAAAAAATTGACATTATAAATCAGTGGAATTCATGTGAAATCTCAGAAAAAGAAATGTTTGTATCTGAATTAATCGATAAAAATAAGAGTATTTCTTATTACTGTAAAAAAATTCCCGAGCTATTAAAAGATTTGGATGAAAATACATCAGAAGAATATGAATTTATAACCAAAATGAAAACACTACAGTATTTTAGTTCAAAGTGGGAACAATTTAGTAAACAAAATATAGAAGATATGTTGGAAAATATTCAAATGTATCCTCTTCTTTTTCTAACATCTTCCTATGAATTTCCATTGTGTATTTATGAAATCGAAAATGATATATTTCAAGACTTTCTCATGAAATGTTTAGATAAAAATCCTATTCATCGTTATTCCATTGATCAATTATTACAGCACGAATGGTTAAATTCTTGATTTTTTATTTTGTCAAAATAAAAATGAATCGACTCAAGAAAAACCACTTTCCTTTAAAAAAAGCATATGATATAGAGGTAAAGGAATCTCCGTTTGGAGGATATGGAGTATTTGCAAAAGAAGATATTCCCGCAGATACAGTTTTAGAAACATGTCCTACCATTTTACTTGATGCACCGTTAGATTACACTGGTCAAAGTATAATTAATAACTATGTTTTTTCAACAATGGACTCTGAAGAGAAAACATTAGTTGCATTTGGAGATTGTTCATTATATAATCATCAACCGTATGATAAAAGTAATTCCGAATTTAATACCATTTACGATGAAAATTTAAAACGATACCTAGTTCAAATGAAAACAATAAAACCAATTAAAAAAGATGAAGAAATAACTCATGATTATGGCGATGACTATTGGAAAGAAAATACAAATGTTACACAAAAATAATTCATAAATGTAAATGTGGTGTAGTAGGTTGAAATCTGTTTTTTACCATTTGCAACAAAAATACCAATTTCCAAAAAATAATTTTATTAATTTGCTTTTAAAGAATGAAATTTATTTGTATCATGTTTTTGGACCATGTTCCTGCGTTATTTCCTGTAAATTTCAAAAATACATTAGTGATTTTGAAAAGCTAAATAAAATAAAAAAAAATTAATCTACCTCGGCTTTTGAGGAAACCAAAATCTAGACTTGTATTCTTGTTCTTGAATTTCTTGAATTAATTTCCTAATCATTTCAGATACGCGTAGTAAAGGTTCAAATTCATCAATTAATGTCATTTTTTTTAAAATTTGAGATTAAATTATCCTTTCAATTTTTATTTTTTTGTAAAATAACTCCATTATCCATTATAAAATGATCTTGGAATAAAGAATAAATACTTGCATCATGAGATACACAAATAATGGTCATTTGCGATTTTAATGATACAATAATATCAATAATAATTTTTTTAGTAAGGGGATCAACATTGGCAGTCGGTTCGTCCAATATTAAAATTTTGGGTTTTCTAAACCAACATCGTAAAAGTAAGACTATTTGTTTTTGGCCTCCGGAAAGTGTTGTTGCATCCTTGGTATCTATAAATTTTATTAGGGATGAATAAATACTTAATTTTTGTAATTCTTTTAATTGTTCCTCATAAGAAAATGGCAACCCATAAAATATGTTTTCAAACACATTTCTTTTGAATAAAGTAATATGTTGATGCATCATGGTGATCGCTCCACGTAGGTATTCAATATCAATTTCTTTAATATCAACACCATCAAAAGAAACGGATCCTTGTGTAGGATGAAAATAACCACATATCAATTTGATGAGAGTACTTTTTCCAGCTCCTATTTCTCCAGTAATTAATATGTTTGACTTGAATGGAATAGAGATATTAATATTTTGTAAAATGACTTTGCCTTCTTGAGAATAAGAAACATTATCAATTTCAAGTAGATAATTTTTAAAAAAATCTTTTCTGGTTCCATTATGGATTAAAGCTTTTTGAATTGTAGTTCCAAAATCTTTATCATTCATGAGAGGACCAAATTCAACTACAGTCTCTGTGCATCGACGAATAAGATTGGTAAAGCTGCGAAGCATAAGTAATACTGAAGTTACGAGCATGACTAGTTTGAAACTATCTAATTTTTTATTCAACATTAAATAAGATGCGTAAAAAACAATACCAAACATAAAAACAGATAGACAAATAACAAAAACTAATTTCATGACACTTAATTGTTCCAATTCTTTTCTAAAGGAAGATTGTAATTTATATTCTTGATCAAATAATCGTTCCTTTTCATAATCAAAAGTGCTGTTGAGAACAATATTTTCATTATTTTTTAATACATCTTCAAATTCATTCATAATTATATTTTCCATATAATAACGTTTAAAACTATTCTTACTTAATTTTTGATAAAATATGGCATAAGCAATGGCAAAAAGGATAAAAAATACAATACTTATTACACCTATACGCCAGTTAATATAAAACATATATCCAACAAAAAATATGATTGCAAAAGAAAAAGGTATTATAAATGTCACCATATTCATATAGTTCATAAACATGTAATGAGGAACTTTTAGCAATTTTGTAATCATTTCTCCATTCTCTATAGCATTTACACCTATTTGTTTATTAGTGGTTAATTCATAAATTTTTTTTCTTACAAAAGTATGCATAGATGGAACAATTTGCGCATCAAGATATTCTGAGAAATAATACAAAATTATAATAACCAAAAAGAGGATAAAAAAAAGTGTCAAATATAACCAAAATTTACTAATACTATTTTGCTTAATGTGAATAAAAATCATACCAGACAACCAAGATAAAAAAATTATTTCAATAGGATATATAGAAATGGTTAAAATGGAGTTTCCTAGCACTAATGGTTTATTTTTTTTATAATATTCATTAAAGAAATCTTGATACATTTTATTAAATAAATTTTAATTTATAGTTGTTTTGAAAATCAATTTTAAATAAAAAATATTTTTAATAAAATGCAGAGATCTAGATATAATTATTTACTCGCTAAAGATGACCGATCTAGTGATCAACAAGAACAGTTTTTAGAATTGAAACAAAAATTTTTAGACCATCAACAACAAGATTCATTACTTTCATTGTTAGACCAAGACCAAAAATTCCAACAAGACCAACAATTTATTCAAATCCAACAGCAAAAAAAAAAAGAAAGAACATTCACCTTGGATTGTCTTGCAGAAACAAAAACTATCACCATTCCAACCTTTGAATTAGATTCTATTGCAGATATTAAATTTAGAATTATTTTGGCTAGTGGAACTTTCTCCAGCTTTATTTTTTTCAAGGAAAACTTTTTAAAGTTGGATAAATTTTTGAATCTCTATCAATTATTTTTAGAAATTAAACAAGTGAAAGCACCTATAAGAAGACCTACAATGGGTAAAAAATTGGTTCCAAAGGTTCCTGTTGTAGCAGGCGCAGTCGAAGGGGCTATCCCTGTTGTTTCTCCTCTTATTGCAATGTATCAATGTGCTAAAAGTTACGGAGTAAAAATATTCTTGTTTTTAAAGTTGTATATAACGTTTAGAATGTTGGAAAAGTTTCCATTCCTAATGAAACGTACTGTAGATATAACTGAAAATCAAAAAAGAGTTTTGGATCAATTACAAATTCTTTTACAAACTGAAATTGATAATATTCCTGATTTGAGTATATTTGGCGACTCTGTAATTGATGATGAAAATAGAAAACGTGTTGATAAAAAGTATATGAAACAAATATGGACAAAAGAGTGGTTAACAACAGAAATTAAGAATTTCATTAATAAAAAAGCCACTCTTGTAAAATCTACAGAGTCTTGGACTACGTTAGCCATGAGTTATGAAACATTAACCGTTATTCCAATTTATGATGAAAAAATAGTAGGAAAAGTCGAATCTTTTAAAACTACAACCGAGGATACAACAGGAATACTGTTTGATAAATTAATTTTAAATGCTGATTATCCCATTGCAAAGTATAAACAATTTTACAAAATATACCTTGTTGATCAAGGTTTTACAAGCACTCAAAATGAAGAAATCGCTATTGATAATTTGGAATGCCTTCGTATTTTGGATAAAGATGGAAGATTATGTTTTTATATTGAAAATAAGCCTAAAGGAATCCAAATTCAATGTGTTTTGGAAAATGAATCCATTATTTCTTCTAGAGAGATGTTGATTGATTTTTTAAAAATTGAAAAGCAAAGAATACAAGCTCCTATTTCAATGGGAATTGTAGCCGAATTTACAATGAATTTAAAAATACATCCATTTGACTCTTCCATATTTTCCAATCTTTGTATGAATCATCCTCTGTTTTTCAAATTTTTCAAGGTGAATGATACCGATAAAATTTCCAGAGGCAAAAGTGTATTTTTGTATTTCCATGATTATGGTAAAAGACATGAAAAAGCCAACGAAGAAATTCACGTAGGAGGATGGAATAAAATTATATCAAGGTTTGGAGATTTGACGGCGATTTTATCTCCGGTTACAAAAAAAGACAAGTTCACTATTTATATAAAAGTAATTCGATCTGCTACTTTGGAAATGGTTCGTATTTTTCAACGAGTTTTAGGAAAATTAGTTTATTTATATGAAAAAGTATTCAATGACCAAGTAATAATATTTAAAAAACTTTATCCATCATTCAAGCCATTTATTACTCCTATAGAAAAAGATCCATCTTTATCTGGCGTAAAAAGTCTTTCCTCTAAAATATTTCATGGAGGATTCAGTCGATCTTGTCAATTTCCCAAAGCTCCAATAGTTCTCAGTGAAAACACTGCAATTACAAAAACTATTGATAAAAAATTACTATTTCCTCCTGTAGAATTTCGCGATTTTAAACCCACTTGGTATGGATGTCCTCACCCAGAATTTCCTTATCCTGGTTTAATTACGGTGAATAAAAAAGGACATCCTTTTGGTTATGCTCCTTGTTGTTATACAAAAAGTTATGTAGAGGATAATATTGAAAAAAGTAAAAATATAGAATTTTTTATACAACATGGATATTTTGAATATTTTGATAAACCAATAATTTTTAAAACTGAAAAAAAAGCAACTCCCTTGAATACTATTTATCGTATTGCCAATTTTATAGGTCAAGAGGGTCCACTACCTGAAAAATTAGAACAATTTATGAATTTATTAGAACCCAGTTTGAAATTTACAAGAGTTGGTACTAATCGATGGAAATATGATTCTTTAGTTGGGTGTTTAGAATACAGATATTCAAAAATTTCCAAGAAAGATTCCATGAGATCACCTCGAGAATTGCGAGAAAAGATTCTACAATCAACTTTGGAAGTAGGAATGCAACAAAATTTTGATATTGGAGTCGAAGGTATTATACAAATTTTACAAGATCCAAATATAGGAATAGAAGCAACTCGATTTATACGTATATTAGAGGAGTTTTATAATATAAATATATTTGTTTTTACTCAACATATTGACGATAAAGAAAGAAAAACAGATATATTGAGACCAAAAAATTACAAGGAATACTATTACACATTTTGGAGTCTCATCAAAAAAAGACCTATTGTCTTTTTGATTGAATATCCAGAAATTTTTAAATATGAATTGATTATTTCTAGAGAAGGGTTTGCTGATGTTGAATATGATTTAGACTGTTATCCAGAATATAAAAAACTTTTGTTACACACATTTGGCTCTTTTTCCGGTCAAATGCCAGTTGTAATTCCAGATGATTTTAAATTTAAAAATTTAATTTCGCATCAAATATTTGATTGTTATGGAAAAACAAGAATTTTTATTTTAGAGGACCGATTTCCAGTTTTGATTCAAAAACCAGTAGCCCCTTTTAATAAACCTAGTTATCTTGGTGAATTACCTATGCCAAAATACTCTAAAGTTAAAGAATATTTGGATTCTAAAGGAGTTGTGATTAAGGAAATTTTTAATTATCGTCAAAATATAGTCTTGGTAGTAGATGATTTTGCCTTGTTATTTTTCTTATGTAGTTCTCGTGGTCAACAAGATTTATTGAGTGGACAAAATATATCATCATTGACAAAAAGTAAAGATACAGACATTTTGGAAATTGTAGATTTGTTAAAAAACAATGGAAAAAATTTAATCATGACAAAAAACAATATTCGATTGGTTAATGCCATTAAAGATTTTTGTTTATTTTATTTTTCCATATTTATGAAAGATTTATTACCAAAAATTACTCTATTTAATATTGGAACTAGTATCACTCAATTCTTTGAAAATATGGTGCAATTTGTTCCAATGTCAGAGTTACCTTATAATACTATTGAACAAATTCACCCTCGTTTATCATTAAATCCAAATATTTATAAAGATGGAAAATTATTGCTACCAAGTAACTTGGAAAGAAAATTGTTCTACTTTCTTCAATGGTTTTCAGTAACCAAAACAAATTTATTTTTAGATTATAAAGATATTACAGAAATTCCTTCATACTTTTCCTATGTATCGGACTTTAACTATCAACCTGAACATATTATTCAAACTACTTTACTTTCTTTCCATAATTTTTCTTCTCAACGTTTTTCTAAAATTCCATTGACAAACTTGATAAAACCTCTAAATCAGTTATTTTTTTATTATAATCCTAGCGAAACGTTTGAAAATAAACCTTATTTAGCATACATTACAACAGATTTTAAATTTGGTTGTAGAATCTCAACCTATTTTAATACAACTCATTCCATCAATGTTCCTGAAAACTTTGTTACGGTTTCAGCATTTTATGAACGCAAAGGAAATTCAAAAAGTTGGAATAAAAAAGGTTCAGGAGACGCTAAATTTTATGTTTATCATGGAAAAAATGTTTATATATTTTTACTTAATTTTAAACAATAATTCTTTTATTTGAGGACTTTTATATAGTTTTACAGGATGTAAGGTCAAATAATTTTCATCCATAAAATATTTCTTTAAAGTTTGTTCATCAAATGGTATTTCTTGTTTTTCAATTGGAATCCATTTGAATTTAAAATTTGAATATTCTAATCGGTTTGGCTGAATATTAAATATAATTGTTGGAATGGCTATTTCTAACCATACTTGATGTTTAGAAAATAAATGAAACAATTCAAATAAATAAGGCGTCAAATATTTTTTTGGCAAATAAAAAAAATCAGCAATTTGCTTTGCATATTTTGTAATATTGAATTTCTTGTATTCTAAATCTTTTTCTAGACTGTGTATGGCATCCCAACCATTTGGGGTAAACCACCAAGTCCATTTATCATTTTTAAAATGACAAAGATTATATAAATTTTCCCATGGATAAATTATATTTTCAATATTAAAATCCTTTAATAAATGAATGTTTAATATGTTATCATCTGATGTATAAAAAAGTCCGGAAGCTTCGTTTATTAATTCCTTATAATTAGAATAAAAATGTACAAATATTTTTTGAGTGGTAGCACCCCCTTTGCCATAATCAATATAATGAACATTATATTTTTTAATTTCGCTATCGTTAAAGTCAATGTATTGAGCATTTAAATTTTCATGATGAGATGAACAATAAAATACAAGATTTTTAAAAAATGGTTGATAATATTGTTGATAAAAAGGTATATTAACAAGACAATTTGCATAATTAAAAGAAACAATAAGAATTACATTTCTAAAATTCATGTTTATAATTAGTAGATTCATTTTTTTTCTTCCAAAACGGTTTTAAAAATATGAAACTGTGCTTCGCAATCTAATTGATTATATTTTTCTAAAGACACTTTATCCCTTTCTAGACGAGTTTTGAAATAATTCATTGCAAACTCTATACTTTCTAAACCATCTTGACAATTTAAGTCGGAATAAGAAAATGGAATTTTACCATGGTCCGAAAAAGCCTTGACAATGGATTTAAGCTTATAATTCGTGGCTCCATAAACAGATATTCCTTGAGTCATTAGCTCACATAAATCTTCCCAAGTATCTGCTGATTTACATTGTAGAGTTAAATCGTGAATGTGACAACGTTTTTGCCATTTTGTTTTGTCAGCGTACCAATACCAGATAGTCGTATCGTGTAATTCCGTAATAAAGTCATAAAATTCATTGATTAAATCTTTCTCTGATTCTGTTGTCAAGTCTTTGGCCCAAAAAACTTTGTATCCAGTTTCTGGAATGTAAACGCCAATCATATAAAGAAGGTCATTCATATTGGACAAGTATTCAAAATCAATAAAAATACAATTACTTTTTATTTCCATTGGAAAAGCATCATCCAAAATAAGCCATTGAAAATCGGGCGACGATGGATCTTGTCGATTTGTTTGTAAAATTCTATTCAAAATTCTTTGTTTTTCTAAACTATTCCATCGAGAATCAAAAGTTGCCAATAGTTGAGGCGTAAAACGAGAATCTCTCCAGCTAGAAATACCTTGTTCAATCATCTTTTGCCGATGAATATCACTACACCACCATAAAGATGTAATTTCTCCCCATTCAAAGGCATACTTTTTTTTAATTGATTGTAAAAGACTATCTTGAATTTTCATATTAGGAAAATACTTTGGATTCGAAATATCTTGTAAATCTATTGTATCTCCAATCTTTTTAGCTTTTCGAATATCACGAACCATACTTTGAATAGCATCAATATCTTGCTGAGTAATTTCAAGAATTTTATATGAAGACTTGTCCACCAATACAAGTTTTTGTGTTTCCACAAACACACCATACATTTTTCCAAAATAATAAAGCTGAGCAAGTGCCTTGGTTTTATGGTAATGATCAATCTTGTTTACATCTTTACAATAATACAAAACTACATAATCTTTCTCAGAAACAAGAGAAGAAATATTTAAAAAATCATTATTCCAAAGGTCACGATGATATAAAGCATCAATAGTTCCCTCAACATGAGATTGCTTATTGAAAAAGCAATACTTGTGAATATACAGACAAAACTTGTCAAAAAAAGGTTTTAGGTCAACTCCGTAATAATGCCAACCCATATAAGGTCGTAAAGATGCATTGGTAACTACACTATTCACTTTTTGTAAAAAAAAAGAGGATAATTCACGAGATTTTTGAGAAAGATTGTAAATAACTTTTTGTTTATTTTCCTGAAAATGTTCATCATTTTTATGTTTCGTCTCCATGATACAAGAAAATAAATCATGATGAATGGCTGAATAAATATCTGAACAAGAAACTATAATAGGTTCATCATAATTGGGTAAAGATAAAAGATCTGATGATTTTTGTGAACGAGTAACTACCATTTTAAAGTTTAGAATTGATTTATCAATTTAAATCAATTTTCAATTTTTTACTTTTTACTCTAAGATGCATAATAATAAGAACCAAGTTGATCAACTAAACTTTTAGGTTTACTTTTTTGCTTGGAAGAGACTTTTGGTTTAACTAAATTTGCAGGGTCTTTAAAATATTTTTGAATAATTTTCTGTGCATTTTTATCCGCTTTTTTCCAATCCTCAAATGTTTTTAATTCATTATAGTTTGGATAAAAAATTTTAGTTGTTCCACGAAAAACTCCACATAAAAACTTTTGATTTTTTTTTGAACCAATAATTTTTAAATCTCTTTTTTCAGGATGAATAACTAGATTTTCAGGTTTAAGATCTGGAGGTAATACAAATTTAGATTTAATTAAATTTACAATTTCTCCTCTTTTTTCAGGATATAATTCTAAATAATGATCTATTGTTATATAATTATCTAGGTCTTTATTTTTTATACAACTAGTGCCATAATCTATAATTTTTATTTCTCTAGTTTCTGGATGCACCATAATATTTTTTGGTTTTAAATCTCGATGAGAAATACCTTTTTTATGTAATTTATCTATTTCTGTATCCACTTTTTTGATTATTTCATCAACTAAATTTGGATTTAATTCTAAATATTTATCCAACGTTATAAATCCTTCTAGGTATTGCATAATTAATTGATTTTTTTCGGTTAAACCAATTCGTTTCAATGAATTAGGAACTTTTTGATTTATTTGTTGTAATAAATCAGCTTGGTAAATAATTTGACTTGGATCTACTAATGGTTGTTTCAATGCATACTTTTGTCCTTTGGCATTTTCAACTAACCAAACTTTACCAAACCCTCCCGAAGCTATTTCTATTAATTTTTCATAATCACTCGATTTGATTCGGTTTTCTACAATAAGATTTATTAAATACGCCAAGGATCCTCTATCACTATTAAAAAGTAGTCTTAATGCTCTAATAAATTCAATAATACATGGTTTTTTTCTATCAGAGAGAGGTTGAATTTTTTTAGCTAGTAAAAAAGGTATAAAAAATCTTGTATAAAAATCTTCAGAGTTACCCACCCAAAAATCACTAAAATTGTTTAAAACAGATCTTAAAAATTCTATATATATAGTATTATTTCTAGATAGACCGGAAAAAAAACCTTTAGTTTTCACACATTCAAAAAGTTTTGTTTTTTTGTCTTGGAGTGCATCCATTTTATAAATAAATTTTTTTTATTTAATTGTGTAGCTTATTAATATGATTTAATTGCATATTTTATCGGTTTTTATCCATTCTTGAAATGTTTTTATTTAATTTTTTAATTTACTGGAGCAAGTAATGCATTATAAACGTTATTTACAAAACTATGCGTGTTCTCTACTGGGTATCCTCCTGAAAGAAGACTACAATGATACAAAATATAAAGATCATTCTTGGCTTTAGAATCGTCGGTAGTGTAGACTGATTGAATACGGTTTACAAAGGGGTGATTAAGATTCAATTCCAAAATTTTCTTTCCTTTCATAAACTGCATGGATTTATTATCTCCTAGAGGCTGTGCAGACATAATCTTTTCCATATTACCTGTCCACCCCCACTTGGTTGAAAGAACGCAAGCAGGTTCATCCGTCTCCAATTGTAGACGAGTCGAAATCTTGACATTCTCGATATTGCTGTCATTAAGAGTTGTTTTAACCCATTCAAGGAATGCTTTTTGTTCCTCCTTTTCTTCTTCGGTTGTTTCTGTTGCCCAAGGAGTGGTATGATCCTTTAGGATATTGACAAGCTCAAAGTCCTTGTACTTGCTCGTGCGTTGAAGCATAAACTCATCAATCGGTTCGTCAAAATAAAGAACAGTATAACCCTTGGAAACATAAAGTTTAGTGAAAACATTATTTGGTGATTCTGTTCCCGTTACATAGTAAATTGACTTTTGCTCCTCCTTAAGACAATCTTCTACATAGTGTTCAAGAGTAATAAGATCAGTATTTTTACTATTTTTAACCTTGAGAAAAGACAATAGAGACTCGTCTCCTTCATGAATACCAAGCTTAATATTACGATGGAAACACTCGTAAAACTGAGTATACATGTTTTCATTGGCAAACAAATCATTCAACATGTTCATCACCTGTTTCTTGAGCTGGGACTTGAGAGCCTTGACAATCTTATTTTGCTGAAGCATCTCACGAGATACATTTAGAGGAAGATCCGCACTATCAATGACTCCAGTTACAAAATTCATCCAATCGGGAAGCATTTCCTTATCCAACTCGTTAAGAACCAAAACTTTCTTTACATAAAGTTTAATGTTACGTTTCTCACGGTTACGATCACCTAGCATATCAAATGGAACCTTGGAAGGGATAAAAAGAATTCCTCTAAACTCGTATGCTCCCTCTGTCTGGAAATGACGCCAATACAAAGGCTTTTCCCAATCCTTGGAAAGAGTCTTGTAAAGAGTGTGGTATTGTTCCTCTGTCGTATCGGCAGCCTTGTTATACCAAATGGGAGACTCGGTATTCATTTTTTCCCACTCTTGAACTTTTTCGGTTTTTGGTTCAGGAGCCTTGGTTTCCTGCTCATTTTCATTTTCAGGATCAACCTCTTCAACGACGACTTCATCCTTGGTTTCATCTTCCTCAACGATTTCTTCAGTGTCCGTTGTTTCTTGTTTGATCTCTACCGTCTTTTCAATAAATAGAGAAATGGGATGAAGAATAAAAGAACTGTATTGATTAATAATACGGCGAATGGTAGACTCTTGAAGATAATCATCACAATCCTCCTTAAGATGAAGGACAATACGAGTTCCGTTACTAGGAAACTCGTCGGTAAGCTTTTCAATCGTGTAGAATTGATTCGCATCAGAAGACCACTTAAATAGATCTCCACCATTCTTACGAGTATAAACATCGACTTGGTCCGCTACCAAAAAGGCAGAATAAAATCCAACACCAAACTGACCAATTTGATCCGACTTTTCGGCTAGTGATTTGACAAACTCTTTAGTTCCTGACGTAGCAATGGTAGAAAGATGCGAAACAAGATCATTTTCATCCATTCCTACTCCATCATCCTCAAGAACAAGACACTTTTCAATGGAAAGAGGATTGACACGAATTCCATATTCTTTTCCAACAATACCATTTTGTAGATCAAAGTGACGTTGCTTATCAATAGCATCACTGCTATTACTGATGAGTTCCCTGAGGAAAACATCACGATTACTATAGAAAGAATTAATAATCATATTCATAAGTTCAGAAATGTTGGCTTCAAAAGACTTCTTTTCAACAGACATTGTTTTTTAAAAAATTTGTTAAAATTTTTTAGGGCATCAATTTTTGTTTCAATTAAAATTATTTTCAAGACTCTCAAACAAAGCTTGTAAAAATACAAAAAACTAAATTTTTATTATTGTCTATTTATAAATGTGTCGTCTTTTATTATATTTAGGAAAAGAATTAGACAAAAGCGTTTTGGATAATTTTTTAAAGCAAGCCACCCATCCTAAAAACACTCCTGGATTTGATAATATTTTAGATACTGATTTTCATTTGGATGGATGTGGTTTCACATGGTTTAATAATGAAAATAAATGGTCTTTAATAAAATATTCAAGTATTCCTACGTCTATACCGTATATTGAAAATTATAATGGTATTTTTATTGGTCACCTTAGAAATTAAGGAGATTCTTTAGCCAAAGCTTCAATTGAAAATTCTCATCCATTTCAATTCAAAGATCACATATTTTGTCATAATGGTAAAATTTTTGATTTCTGTAAAGAAAATTTATTACCTCATATTGATAGTTTTTTAGTCAATAAAATTGAAGGACAAACGGATTCGGAAATAATATTTTACTTGTTACTTTCTTTTTTTCAAGAAACAAATTGTATGAAAAAGGCTTTATTACAATTTCATGACTTGCTACATTCTCTAGAAATTTTTTATATAGGAAATTTTATTTGGTGTAATAGTGCAGATATATTAATATCTAGAATATCCAATCATCCAGAAAAAAAACCATGTTCTTTATATTATTCTAATAATTACAAGTTGTTTAGCTCTGAACCGCTTTGTGATGACTTTGTAATATTTCCAGAACAAGAAATTTTTATTATAAAAAATGATTTTGTTCCAAAATTAAAAATCAAAAAACTAAATGTCTAAATTTAATATTGAAACCTCTTCTTGGGAGGAAATAAAAAAATATTACAATGAAACATTAAATCTAGATAAAAGCACTTATAAATCAAGTAATGATGAACCTACTCCTATTGATTGTATAAGTGAAATGATTAGTAAAATTCCTACTAATTTTTGGAGTCAAAACGATTTATCCATTTTAGATCCTTGTTGTGGCAATGGTAATTTTGGTATCCCTATTTTATACGAGTTGTTAAAATATCACAGCAAACAAACGATTTTAGAACAAATATTAGAATTTAATGATATAAATGAAAGTAGATTAGAAAATGTAAGAAACGTATTTTGTAATCAAAAGTACAATTTACAAATTAGCAATCATGATTTTATTACTCTTGAAACTACAAAACAATACAACTTAATTGTAGCTAATCCTCCTTATGCATTAATGCTTGAAAATGGTAAAAGAGCTTCTAAAAATCATAATTTGATCAAGACTTTCATTGAAAAAGCCTTGAAACTATTAAAACCAAATGGTTTTTTACTATTTATAACTCCTGACAATTGGATGTCTTTTGCCGATAGAAATACATTAATTGAAACACTAACACAACTACAAATTGTTCATTTAGATATTCATAGTGCCAAAAAGTATTTTAAAAAAATTGGTTCAAGTTTTACATGGTATTTAATTCAAAATTGCCCATTTTATAAAAATATAAATGTTTCAGGTATATGGAAAAAAAATCAATACTTTGGTTCCGTTGTTTCACAGCAACGTAAATATATTCCTCTATTGTATAATCAAACTGTCCAAAATATTTTATCCAAAACGATTGACAATGTAAATCTTGAAAAATTTGTAATAAAAACAAGTAGCGATTTACATAAATATACTAAAAAAGAATTTATTAATAATGAAAAAAATGACATGTATCAATACAAATTAATCCATACTCCAAGTCAAACTGTATTTGCTTCTCGACCCCATAAATTTCAAGATGGATATAAAGTATTTATTTCAACTACAGATAAATATAGTGTGTTTATTGACAATTGCGGTATGACTCAATCTATTGTATTTATTTTATGTTCATCTTTAGAGGAAGCCAACAAGTATTTAGAAATACTACAACATCCGTTATATTTATTTATAAATAATATTTGTCGTTGGGGTAATTTTAATAATATTCGTATATTACAAAATTTTCCCAAGCCTGGTATTGAATATACAGGAAATCATCAAGAAATTTACAATCATTTTAATATAACCAATGAGGAGATAAATTATATTTGTGAAAATATTTAAAGGTCAAGAACAACTGTTTCCATACCTTGTTTAAAGGATGGTTTACCAAGAAAAGGGCATCCCATACAACGAAAAGCATCTCCTTTGTAACAATTACCACAGGAGCTTGACTTTGGTTCTATTTCTAATTTCCCACAAGTGCAATTCTTACAGCGTTTTTTCTCAACCTTGGAAATTTTTGGTCTAGGTCTAGGTATAGGTATAGGTATAGTAGGTGTATCTAACAATGTCTCTTGGTCAATTAATTCCTCGTCTATATCCATCTTAAGTTTCCACGTCTTTAGAGAAGCGGTTTCTCCAATTTGCCAACGAGGTCGTTTTGCCACGATGGAGTCTTTTAATTCCTCAATCTCCACAAAACCAGTCATTAGAAGCTCGCTTTTTATAGATGTAAAATTGTGAACTAAAATAAAAAGTTGTCCGTCGGGTTGTAAAGAATCATAAATCATTTTTAAAACATTTTCTGTACTATTTTCTTTGGCTAGTAATACT